GCCCGAGTTGTCGCAGCGTACTCAGCATTGCTGAGACTTTTGATAGCAGCTGCTGGCAAATATCGCTCACCAGTGACAGAAGATTTTTTACCACTTTTAGTTCTCCAATCTTGGTCGCCCCAATCCTTCAGGCTTTTCTGGGTAGCTTTCATTTTTTCTTCGGCGGTGTATGGGTCAAGACTTTACTAGTTGGCGTGTGCTTTGCACCTGTCATCAAGACAGCACCAGCTTTGTGAGTCTCACCTTTATACAGCTTGCCGTCCGGTGTGTAATGCGCTTTTGTCTTAGTCACGATTTATAGCCCCCGCCCTTTGCTTTGTACTCTTTTGCTAAGAGTTGTGCTTTTCTCGCTGACCATTCGCCAGCGCCCGTGCCTTGCACAGCCTGGCCCTTGATCTTTTCAAACAAAACCTTTCGCATGGTGGGCTTTGTGTAGACCCCCGCTTGGTTGACTTTGCTTTTCATTTCTTCTTCACCTTTGCTTGTGAAAGTGCAATCGCCATAGCTTGCTTTGGGTCTTTGACCACCTTTTTATTAGTGGTCAACTTACCCGCGCCAAACTCTTTCATCACCTTGCTGATCTTTTTTTGGGCTGGAGTTTTCATGCTAGTACAAGACCTTTGCGATGATCGTGCCAGAAGTGTACGCAGTACAGTTTGCTCTCAAATACTTGGGAGCGTTGGCTATGGTGACAATGCCGTCAGCAGTCAAGGCAGTGCCAATGGTGGCAAAGGTTGTGCCATCCAAGCTACCCTGAAATGCCACAGTTGCTGTTGTAATACCGGACACTTGCAAGAATGCCGGTTGACCAGCATCCGCTTGAACAGCCTTAGACGCGCCAGTTGCTACGACAGAACTTAACAGCGTAACAGGTGTAGTTAGGGATGCCATTACTTGCCTCGTTTGGCTTTAGTTGCCATGTTGGTGGCAGTGCGCTGACCGCGCTTAGGCATGGCTTTTGGCTTGGCAACGGCTACCATAATGGCGACAGGCATTGCTTTTTTACCAGACATTTTTGGTGATTTACCGTACATGATTTATCCTTCAACGGTTGATTTACGAGGCCGACCCATCTTCTTAACTGGGCAAGCATGGCAGCGGTTTGATCTCAGGCTTAACTTGTTCCTCCACGCGCACATAGCCATGATGCCCACGCATCGAATCAATGTCCACTTGCTGGGTAAAAGTTACAGTAGTTCCTGATTGCAAACAGCGAAAAGTTGCCATGATTAACCTAAAAAAGGAGGGCCGAAGCCCCCCTGTTTAAACGATGCGAGCAATGACCAATCTAACAGTCGTTGACGCCAAGTTAACCGCAGCGCCAGTGGTGTTGGTTGTTGCGATAGTGACAGTGCCAGCAGCAGAGACATAAGCGCGGCGAACAAGCCCCGCTTCGTCAACGCCAGCAGACATCCCAATTATCATATCGCCCAAGACAACGCCAGGTACGGCTACGGTGTCAGTTCCAGCGGCTTGATCCGCTACGGAAGCTGAGTCTAAGGTACAAGTTACAACCCATGTGTCTTTAAAAACGCCACGGAATTGGTCATTGCCCTGTCGAGCAGTGATTGCGGTTGCAGCAGCCATTTTCTAACTCCTTAAAAATAATGCCCCCATTGCTGGGGGCTTGGGGTTAGGCTGGCACTGCCAACGCAAAAGCGCTAGAAGACAGAGCTGCACCAGTAGTAGCGGCTGCACGAAGTGCGGCAACGCCGTACAGAGTGTCCGATGTAAACAAAGTGGCAAGGTAATCTTGCTTGTACTGTGTTTGTGAACGGATACCAATTTGCTCAACCAGAACCATAGCGTCTTTGTGACCCATCAAGCAAATACGATCAGTAGTGCTGTTACCAGCGCCAGTATCAGCATTGCTAGATGTGAACACAGGAATGCCATACAGGTTGCCGATTTCACCAGTGCGGATCGCATTGCCATTGCCCACAAAAGCCTGTTCCGTATAACGGGAAAGACCCATCAGCGTGTTACGGCTAGATGGAGGGATCAGGAAAAAGCGATTGTCCATAGGAGTATCGTTGTCATCCAAACGCTGAATAGTGCGGCGAATTGCAGCATCAGTCAATGCGCTTGCATTGGATGTAGAACTGTTGTAAGCAGTAGTACCATCACCGCCGATGAAGGCTTTGCTAGTCGCAGTGGCAGTTGCGTAGTCGTTAGTACCGACAGTAGCGCCGTTAAACGCACGACCCAATTGGATCAAGCTAGTGTCTACTTGCTTGGCAAGCGCATAGCCAGCGTCAGCAGTGTAGAACTGGCGCAAGCTGTTCAGGGCTTGTGCTTCAACGATGTCCTCAATGAAACGTGAATATTCAAAGTGCTTGTTAATGTCCACTTTAATCTCTGTTTCAGTATCGGCAATCAGAGTGACGGCAGTAGATGCTGCTTTTGCTGAAGCTGAACCACGGGTAGGTGCAGGGATGTGAACCGCATCGCCCTTCTTGCCTTTAAAGTTCATTTTCATAACGATGTTAGCCAGAACAAGATTTTTCTTGTAGGCTGCGATGATTTCATCACTCCAAATTTCGGGGATGAACGTTGCTGCGGTGGTTACTGTTACCGCTGGGGTAGGATATGCCATGTTAATTCTCCAGTTAAATTATCGAACACGACCCTCGGCGTAAGCTGCGAGTATTTCATCATTCAGCGATTCGTAACGGGAAGGGTCAGTCATTTTGAGACGAATAAGGTCGGCCCGTCTGTAGACCCGTTTTGAACTCTCGCCAGAGCCACCAACATCAACTTGCGCTGCTTTCATGGTCTTGGTTCGTGCAGCAGTCTCTGCTTGCCCCGATTCCTTAGCCTTGATGCCGCGCAATTCTTTGTAAGTGGACAACAATTCATTTGCCGAATCAAAATCAAAGTCACCATCTGCTCTTGCATAGAGTCCCAAACGAATAGGTGAAGACTTCACCCACTCCTGAAACCCAGTATCGTTGACCACTTGGGAGTAGTCAGGATGCTCTGCATTGAGCCTCTGCTGAATCTGCATCTTTTTGAAATCTTGACCCGCTTGCCTGGCCGCGAGAACATCAGGATGTTTATCAATCTGGCCTTGAACTGCTTTTTGAGGGTTCTCAAAAAAGTCAACTTCCGGTTCAACCTCTACTTGTTGCTGCTTAGAACTGAGGTTCTGCTTTAGTAATTCATCAGCGAGTTTTCGTACTTCGCCCACTTCTTGGGCTTGCTTGCCAATTAGCTTTTCAGCTTCTTGGTGCATCCGTACAACTTCTTCCAAACTTTTAGCCCTGTACTTGTCAGGAAGTTCAGTAGATTTTTTTTCCTCGATTTCGAGTTCACCTAGCGGCTCTTGTTCTTCGTCAATCAACATAATTTTTTCCTGCCAAAAAGGTTCTAGGATAATTCAACTCGGCTTGCGCTTATGAGTTGGCTTTACGCTCTGCGCTTAACTTTTCACGGTGCTTTCTCTCGAACCTTCCATGCGATGATGGAAACGTCCCAGACCACCCCTCCAAGTTAAACGACGGAGCGCTTATGACACGGGAGGCGAACCCCCCGCATCCACACAGCACACTGGTAGTCTCATAAACTTCCAGCGCTTCTGTGCGTTGTCCGCAATCGCAGACAAATTCATACATTCTTTTCATTGAGTTCCTCGTATGCTTGTTCGCTAACCCCTTTAAGGGTTTTTAGCCAAATAAGAATAGAAATCTCGCCTTTGCGAAATTGTAGTCTTTTTTCGTCCACAATTGTAGAGACATTGTTTAGCTGAATAAGCATGTTGTCAACATCCTCCATCAAGTCAGCCCAGCCTTGGCGGGAGAACAGGTCAAACCGATCTTCGTAGTATTTTTGCAGTTCTGGGTTCATTAGTTAGCCTTTTTAGCATTTACCGCCACATGCCTTCATCACCTCAAAGATCAGCCAGCCTAAAAAGCCCATAAGAGAGCCAAGCACTAAGACCATAAGAACAAGCGTGATTAGCTCATCCATTTCTTTCTTTTGTCTCTCTGCCGCCTCGCGCTCCCGCCGTGCATCGTGGGCGGCTTCTTTGTCTATGCTATTTGCACGGGCAATTATCTTTGACCATACATCCATTTTGTTGCTTTGGAAGAAAAGCATCTTGATTTCTTCTTCAAACGCTCTGGCCTGTTCGATGGCAAGCTCCAACTCAATGGCTTTACCCATTGCAGAGCCTTTAAAGCCCTTGGTCTTAGACTGCTGAACAACCTTAATGGCATCTGCTTTAGCGCTGAAAAAGCGTCCAAGTACAGGCCCGAGACTTTCTACGTCTTTTACGGTCTGTGCAGCAGCCTTTACCAGCTTAACCGCTGTTGTAATTGCTGCTAGCGCTGTGAATGGATCAATCACTTTCCGCTACCTTTTTAGGTTCAGGTTTGCTCTTTTCCCGCCACTTTAAGCACCAGACCTGAAGCCTATCAGATGACCATGACCACCTCACGCACTCATAAACCGGTGCTGGCGCTTGAACCACGGGAATTGGTGGCAGCGCGTCCATGACTACATCAGGATTTTCTTGAGCATTTCGGCAGCAAAACCTGGCCCGAGCAAAGTGACCGCAATCAGTGCATAGAGGATGTACTCAATGCGGCTCATGCGCTTGCTGCCTGACTCAAAGCTCTTTTGGATTGCCTCGTACCTGATGGCACAAATCTCTTCGTGCGTGGCTAGCTTGGCGTCTGTAGCGTCTATCTGGTTCATGCTGCGGCCTCTGGCGTGTTGCCCTCTGCCAGCCATGCAAGGTATTGCTGGTAGTCGGTGTTGTCTGGGTTAAAAGGAATGCTTGTAGTGCCATCTTTTAAAACAGACTTTGTTTCGCCCGTAACGCTTTTTAATAATTTATACATTTATAACTCCGCAGAAAAACCAAGAATTGCTGATGTTGACCCATTTGCGGCGGAATTGCCTCCGTACCCCACAGTCATTCCACTAGCCACTGTATAAATTAAACTTACTGAAGAGGGGCCTGTTTGGTCAATGGTTGGGACACTGCTACAAGTAATAAATGCTCCACCCATAAGAACCCTGTAATTGCTTGCTGTCCCACTTGTTACCAATGATGGGCCTGTTCGCAACATTTGAGGGAATGAAACAGTACCTACTGCCGCAGTTGTTGTGTATCCAGCAACAGGATGAAAAAAAGTATTTACATTTGTTGCGGCTGACAATAAATAATAATACCGCTGACAAAGCGCCAACTCCGTCCCATAAGGCCGATAGTCAAACGATGTGGCTGTGCTGCCTTTTTCAAGCTGTACGCCTGTGATGAACCAAGTTGCGCCGTTTGTGCCGACTACTGATGTTGCGCCTGTAGCTGACGCGTAAAAAGTACCGGCCCATGCTCCAGCAGTTCCTGAGTATGTAGTTCCAGTCCCTAGGCTGAAACGAATCTGCAACCCGATTCCATTGGTTTTAAGCCATGTACCACTTGTATCTCCAGCAATAGTTACAGTCTTGTATTCATACGTATTTGCAACCGAAATTGTATATGTGAACGGATACGATCTGTCGTTGGCAGAATTGTTAACTGCGCCGCCAAAAGTCCCTGTAAGACTTGAGCGTACCCAAAAAGACAAGGTAACTGTTGCAGCCCCTGCTGCACCCCATCCCAAATCAGCTACGTTCAAACCTTCAATTGGCTGTTGGAATAAAAAATATTCACCAGCACCTACGGTATACGCAGATGAGGAAGTAATAAGTGCAGAGTTTATAAATCCCGTAGGGGCTGTTGTGCTTTGCTGCACAGTAAATTTGCTATTAACACTTCCGCCGCACTGCCAACGGTCTACTGTGTACGGAAAAGCCGTTGTTGCAGTAACACTTGCCCCAGCGTTCCTCTGGTCAATCACCATCGCCGAATTTATGAGCCGGTTCTTGAAGCCGAAGCCCGTGGCAGCGGTGTCCTGTACGCTGTTGTCGTTGAAGGTGACGCCATCTGTTCCGCTGATTGATACGGTCATGCTAGTTGCTCCTGCGCCGCCTGATACGCCGCAACGATTTCAGCAGTCCACGCTGCGTTGCAGATTGCCACGACATTGGCAGGCAGACCAGTCAGGTCTTGTGCTGGTGTCAGGCTTGTGCGGTGGTAGGTTTGAGCAATCTGGTCGCCGTCTTTTAGGATGCGCGTAGCCTCGCGGTACAGCACAATACCGTTCTCGGTGACGGTGATTTGGTCGATGACTTTGGTTTCGGTGAGTGCCATTTGATTTCCTTTGGTTAAGTGTCCGACTTGATAATCCAATCAAGTTAATTAAGCCGAGGTGCTGTATGAAACCATTAAATGCACTCTTTTCAATGAAAAGTTTGCATTGGTTCTTACTGTATTTGTTCCTGCCGCCCTAAAATCACAAGAAGTTGTTGCAAAATAAACTTGATTTGCACCTAAACCAGCATTATCAAAAATAGCCATGCAAGTTTCTGCACCACTAAAACTATAAGCAAACGGAATTCCACCAATACTTACACCCGCTGCACTTGCAGTAGATGGAAATGTAAAGCTGGCATTTAATGTAACTATTCTTCCAGCTTTTGTGTAAAACGCTTGTATGGAAGTAAATGTTAGCCCAGCACCGCTGCCGTCAGTAGGCGTCCAAGTCCCCTCCTCATAATCATCCAGCGTGTTTGCGTCAGCAGATGCCGACTGCGTTGCGGGGAAAGTAATCTGCCCACCAGTAAGATTGATGGTTGGTATTGTTGCTTGACCAGTCATGGTTGGCGTTGCAATCGTGGGGCTGGTCAGCGTCTTATTGGTCAGCGTCTGAGTCGCGGCAATACCCGCCACTGTGTCAGTAGCATCAGGCAGTGTCAGTGTTCTGTTTGTGTTTGTGACAGGGGCTAACAGGGT